AAATATGAATATTATGCAGGAAAAGCTGACCCTGAAGTTTATGCGAAAAATCCATTTCCTAAGAAAATAAGAGATAAAGAAACATTACAGGGATATTTGGATGCTGATGAAAAATTATCTCAAGTTAATTTAAAAGTGGATTATTATAATGTAATGTTGAATTATCTTGAGAGTATTCTAAAGCAAATTAGTGAAAGAAATTGGCAAATACGTAATTCACTAGATTTTATGAAATTCAGTTCTGGTTTGGGATAAACTAAATAGTCGCAGATAAAATGATTTTATGTGTGACGTAACTATTTCTAAAAAGAATGAGGTTTACATTAAACTAGAATGTGAACCTCACATTTTATATGAACTTCAGCCTTATTTTACTTTTGAAGTTCCAAGTGCAAAGTTTTCACCTGCATATAAGAAAAAGTACTGGGATGGAAAAATTTATCTCTTATCAGTACAAACTGGTGAGATTTATGCAGGACTTTTAGATAAGGTAATAGAAAAATTAAAAGCACATAATTACACTTATAAGTTTCAAGATAATAAGTATTATGGTTCTCCTTTTGATATTAATGAGTTAATTAATCCAGAAGGAGTGAAAGATTATATGAATTCTATTTGTTCTCATAACCCTAGGGAATATCAAATAAGTGGTGTAACAGAAGCATTAAAATTTAATCGTAAAATTCTTCTTTCTCCTACTGGTTCAGGTAAGTCTTTAATGATTTATAGTCTTGTAAGATATTATGTAGAGAAGGGAGAAAAGATTTTAATTATTGTTCCAACAACATCACTTGTTTCACAAATTTATAAAGATTTTATTGATTATGGATGGGATGCAGAAACTTATTGTCATAAGATTTACGCAGGTGCAGAAAAGACAACAGATTTTCCAGTAACTATTTCAACCTGGCAGGCGATTTATAAACTTGATAAGTCTTATTTCGACGGATTTAATTGTATTATTGGGGATGAGTGTCATTCCTTTCGCGCAAAGTCTCTGATAGGAATAATGACTAAATTACATAATGCAAAGTATCGCTTTGGATTTACTGGGACATTAGATGGAACAGAAACTCATAAGTGGGTATTGGAAGGTTTATTTGGTCCTTCTTATAAAATTACAAAAACTGATGAATTAATGCAACAAGGTGTTTTATCTAAGTTGGATATTCAATGTATTGTAGTTAAACATCCAACTCAAAATTTTAATACCTATGAAGATGAAATACAATATTTAATATCTAATGATAAAAGAAATAAGTTTATTTCTAAACTAGCTTTAAGTCTAAAAGGTAATACTTTAATTCTTTTTAGTAGAGTAGAAACTCACGGTGCTATATTATATGAAAAAATAAATAGTTCAAAGAATGGTAATCGTAAGGTGTTTTTTGTTCACGGAGGAGTAGATACAGAAGAAAGAGAACTGGTAAGAGAAATCACTGAAAGAGAAAATGATGCAATTATTGTAGCATCTTATGGTGTTTTTAGCACTGGTATTAATATTAAAATGTTACATAATATAATATTTGCTTCTCCTTCTAAATCTAGAGTTCGTAATTTACAATCAATTGGAAGAGCTTTGAGAGTGGGAAAGAATAAGAACAAAGCAATGCTTTACGATATTGCAGATGATTGTTCTTATAAGGCGAGGAAGAACTACACTCTAAACCATTTTATCGAAAGAGTCAAGCTTTATAATGAAGAGAACTTTAACTATCAAATTTCAAATATTACAATAACAGGAGAATGATTTTATGGAGGAAGATTTTTATGCTACAATCAAGTTAAACTCTGGAGAAGAGATATTCGCTAAAGTAGCACCATCAATAGAAGAAGATAGAACATTCTTAATTCTTTCACATCCAATTACAATGAAAGAAGTAAAGAATAGGTCTGGTTTAATTGGTTATAAAATAGAACCTTGGTTAAAGACTACTAGTGAAGATATGTTTATTATTAATCTAGATAGTGTAATTACTCTTTCTGAGTCTTTTGATATAGAGATGATTTCTATGTATCAATTATACATTAGAGACAGTCATAAAGAAACTAATAATCAATCTAAACTTACTCGTAGTATGGGTTATATCTCTAATGTAAGAGATGCAAAGGAGATACTAGAGAAGCTATATAAGAAATCCTAAGTTCTCTATGTATCTCTAAGTAACTTAAAGTAATCTAGAACTGACCCTTCATTCCTGACAAAGCAGATTATAGTGGTTTTAGGAACCCTTGTCAACACCCTGTGAATGTGCTATAATTTCTACATAATAAGTAATGAGAGATTATGATTACTACAGCGGTTATGACCAAAAGAAAAAGAACACAACACTACGTAAATAATAAGGACTTTCTGGATGCCCTAGTTAAGTATCGTGAAGAGGTCGCAAGAGCCAAGGAACAAGGACTAGATAAGCCACCTATTCCTAGATACATAGGAGAGTGTATTCTTAAGATTGCAACTCATCTATCCTTCAAGCCAAACTTTGTGAACTATATGTTTAAGGATGATATGATTTCGGATGGTATCGAAAATAGCATTCAATATCTTCATAACTTTGACCCAGAGAAGTCCCAAAATCCTTTTGCATACTTTACCCAAATTATTCACTATGCTTTTCTACGTCGTATTCAAAGAGAAAAAAGACAAATGGAAATAAGGTCTAAAATCATTGAAAAGTCTGGATATAGTGAAGTATTTGATTGTGATGATTCTGGAGATGGAGGAAACTACAGTGACTACAACACAATCAAAGACAACATCCATTCTAAAATTCGCTATTGACTTTGTAATAAGCTTATGATAAGATGTCTTGAGGAAGAGGAAAGATTATGAAGGTAATTACAATAACAGACACTCACATAGGTTATAAAAAGAACTCCCAGGTTTTTCATTCATACTTTGAAAAGTTTTATAAGGACATATTTTTTCCTACTATTGATAAGTATGATGTTAAAACAATTATTCATATGGGAGATTGCTTTGATAATAGAAAATCTATTGATTTCAAGGCACTAGAATGGGGAAAGAGAGTTATTTTTGATGAGGCTAAAAAGAGAGAACTAAAAATACATTTACTTACGGGAAATCACGATGTTTACCACCGTGATACTAATGAAATCAATTCAGTAGACCTCTTATTAAAAGAGTATGATAATATTGAGACCTATTCTGGACCAACTGAAGTTATTTTAGGTAATCTTAAAGTTCTTTTTGTTCCTTGGATTAATTCTCAAAATGAAGATTTAACCTTGAGAATGATTGATAAAACCAATGCTTCAATTGTATTCGGTCATCTAGAACTTAATGGCTTTAGAGTGAATAGTTCAATCGTAATGGACCACGGAATGAATCCAGATGTATTTTCCAAATTCAAGAAAGTATTTTCGGGTCATTATCACACTCGGTCAGACAACGGAAAAGTTTATTATCTTGGTAATCCTTATGAGATGTTCTGGAGTGATGTAAATGATACTAGGGGTTTTCATATTTTTCATACAGAAACTTTGAAACACACTCCAATTAACAATCCTTATAAAATGTTTTATAATGTGTATTATGAGGATACTCCACATCAAATCTTTAATACAACTGAATATGAAAATAAAATTGTAAAGGTAATTGTTCGCAAGAAAACAGATACTAAACAATATGATAAGTTTCTTGATAAACTTTATAAGACTAATGTTGCCGAACTAAAGATTGTTGAGAATTTTGAGATTAAGGAAGCAGATGACTTTGAGGCTATTGAGTCGGAAAATACCCTTTCAATTTTAAATCGTTATGTGGAAGAAGCTGAAGTTAACTTGGATAATTTTGATTATGAAACTGTGCTTGCTTTTAGAGAAGAAAAGCTGAATAGAACAAATTCTGGAATTTTAAAATTAGAAGAGCACATTATAGATATAAACGATGTCTCAGAAAAGGCTTACCACGTTGAACAATATATTCTAAAGAATGTCGGAGGTCGTCAAGATCAATACGCTTCGGTTTATGGAGGACTCAATAATCTAGAGTTTTTAGGAGGATCTAAAGTCAAAGTTGAAAAATTAAACATATCTAAATCATTCAAATATGAAATAGAAGATAATTTAATATTATTTTACACAGGTGAACCTCATGTCAGTGGAAGCCTGGTTAAGGAGCAAGTTAAATCGTATATTAACAACAAAAAAGAATCTAAAGTATTTTTAGACAAATTAAAAGGAATCGCTTATGAAATGAGGGATTCACTCTTATCAGAAAATTTTGAATTATTTGGGAAATTATTATCTGATGATTTAAATTACAAAACTAAATTTAATCCACTACTCACGACCGATTATATGAAGGAATTAAATCAATTAGTACTGAAGAATGGTGGTATTGGTGGGAGAGTGTGTGGAGCTGGAGGAGGCGGGTGCATGATCTGGTTAGTAAAACCAAATTCAAGGAAAATTGTAAAAGAATTACTTTTAAATCAACAAGGTAAATTAATTGAATTTAAATTCACTGAAAGTGGTTTAGAAATTTTAGA